CATCTGTGCTGACAACAACAACGGTGTCTGCTCTATATTTTTCTGGAATTATGATCATTCGCTGTTTATTGATTGGAATTGAATTATTTTTGCTACTAGAACTAATTGTATTAATGTGTTGCTGAACACTTTTTTGATAAATTGATTCAATTTTAATCCTATTTTTAGGTGGTCTGACCAATCTAGTGGTTTCTGTTATATATTTGTCTGCCAAATCTATTCTAGCGGATTCCATAGAATCTTTAGATGCATATACAACTTTCGAAAGAGCTTCCGATTGTTTTTCAGTATAAACGGTACAACTGGTGAGAAGTATTATCAATGATAAGCATAATTTTTTCATACATATACTTACTTTTCATGTAAAAAAACAAAATATTTTAATATATTATATATTATAATGTATTTTATATTAAAATAATAAATAAATGAAATATAATAAAGCAGACATTCTTATTTTATCCCTCACTCACATAAAAGTCAAGTGGTTTTTTTAAAGTTTTTATAATTTTCTGTAAAAATACTTCATCTTCACCAGAAGGCGACAAACAAGGAATGTCTAAAAATTTTCCCTTTACCTTTTGGAAGTAGCAACAATCTTCGCATTTATCTTCATAAAAATTAATTAAAAAATCTTTACATATTCGTTTACAATGTTTTAAAAATTTTTCTGGATCTTCAAAGAATTCAGACCAAACATTTAAATTATTCTTTTTTTTAAAATAACAAAATGATTGACAATTATTGTTTACAATAAATAAATTAAATTTTTTAACGTCATTTGAAATTTTACGTTGTAAAAATTCTTTAATTGTTTTGCTCTTATAAGACACTTTTCCGTCTTTTAATAAATTCCAATCATTTAAAAAATCTATTGTATCAGATGCTAATTCCTCAACATAGTCAAAAACATCAAAAATTAATACATTATCTTTTAAATAATAAATGAAATAATCATTATGGTGTCTTTTCACTATTATTCAGTATAACATCTATTAAAATTTCTTCCACAATTTCTTGTGGTAGGCTAAGATTAGCATGTTTCATAGTTTCATTTATTGAGTTATACTGTTGATATAATCTATTTTTTAATTCAAATGCTTTTATTGATTGATCTTTAGTTAAATTTGAATAGGTTGGTTTAACTTGCAAATTTAAAGCTTCTAACAGAGATTGACTCGATGATGCAATTATACCACACATTCTATTGTAGAATCTATTCAGTGGTGATGTGAATTTACCATCATTCAAATTTAAATTTTCAAACAAGTATTTTAAAACTACCGATTTTTCAGTATTTTCTTTCACATTTGCTAAAAATTCTGGACCTCTGATGTGGTTTTTACCAAATGGATTATATAAACAACCACCACCTAAATATTTGGAACCACAATATATACATTTTTCGGGAGAATCAAAATGAACATGAGTACTTGTTGAAGAAAACAAGCATGGTTTTCCATAAGTTGTGGAGTTACAATATATACAACGGCTCATATTTTATATATTTACTTTATTTTTAAACTTTAACACCTCATCTTTTGGAGGAGTACCTATTCTCACGTTAATAATTCCATTGTAATAATTTTCATCGAGTAATACGTTTTTATTCAATTGTTCTCTTATTTCAAAATAAGCTAAAGACCACTTAGAATCACATATTCTTAATATTTTAAATGTAAAATTTTCTTTTCCGTATTTTTTAATATCTTCGTTCAGATCATTAGATGAACTAGTATAAGTTTTCCAATCAGATTCTTTAAAATCAATTCGATTTCTTTTTTTACCTTTTAACGGTTTTCTTTTAATTCTAGATAAACATTGTTTTTTACCAATATATTTTTTATTTGTTGTTTTATTTGTTATTTCATAAATAAAACCAAACATATCATCAGTTAAAACTACATTTTCTTCTAATATCCAATGTCCAGTTTCCATTACATTGATGGGGGTGTTCGTCTAATTACTTTTGGAAAAACCTTTTTCTTTTTCTTTTTAGGTTTTTTATTCGGTAAAGCGGTGGACATAGCAGCTTTGATATTATCAGTAAATCCACCCTGCGGGTTTATTGATGTTGGATTTGATATTTCAGCACCAGCTGCGGGAGTTCCAAAAACAATTGCAGATGTGTTTTCCAAAACATTCGATATTAAAGTTTGAAATTTATTAAACATATATTATAATACAGTATTATATATACTTATGGATTTGTTTAATCAATACATGCAAGAAATACAAGAAGATGTTAAGTTTGATCAAATCAACATTTTAGAGAAACAACTTTCTTTACCAGCAATAAAACATAAATGGGTTGCTAGATTGATGTCAAATAAAAGAATTAAAAATAAACTAGAACAAAAGAAAGTAGATCTTAAAGAAGAAGTATTAAAAACCTTAACTGAAAAAGGCATTCCATCTGGAATACCAAAGGCAGCATTAGCATCAAAGGTTGACGCTTCAGAAACAATCAAAAAAATAAACAACGATATAGATGAAACTGAATTGTTGATAGAATATCTAGAAAAAGTAGAAAAGATAATGTCATCTCTCACATATGATATTGGAAATGCAACAAAAATAATGACATTGGAGACAACATGATTGTAACCCTACAGAAAAATAAAAAATCTGGTCAGATCATATCCGATATTGATACATTAAATTTGATAAGAGAGCATTTTTCTGTTCCAAATAAAGCATTTGGAAGAAGAGGTAATCGTTTCACACAAAGACGACTATATTCCATTTCACAGTCTGGAAAATTTGAAATCGGAATGACAAATAATATTGCAAATTATTTGTTTTCAAATCAAATAAACTATGTAGTAGATCAAGAACTTTCAAAAACTATTAATCCTAAAATAGAAAACCCTACCGTTAAAACTTTTAAAAATTTTGTTTATAGGGATCATCAAAAAACCTCAATAGATCTAGCATTAGAAAATGGGAGAGGGGTTATTGTTATTCCAACGGCTGGTGGAAAAACATTAATCATGGCTGGTATAATCGAAAGCATAAGGAAAAGCCTAAATGACGAGTCTGCACTAGCAGTGGTTCTAGTTCCATCAATACAATTAGTTGAACAAACTTCGAAAGATTTCGAAGGATATGGAATGGAAAAAATAACAAAGTGGTCTGGAAACAACACACCAGAACCTGATGCAACAACCATAATCGCGGGTAATCAAATCTTATTAAGTGAAAAAACAGACATTTCAATACTAAGCAATGTAAAAATTCTATTGGTAGATGAAGCTCATGTATTACGAAAAGGAAATGAAATTAATAAAATTTTTAATCTAATTCAAACCGATTATATTTTTGGCTTCACGGGAACATTACCAAGCACTCCATTGGATGAATGGAATATCATTGGAAAAATAGGACCGATTTTATATGAAGAAAAAACAAAAAGTCTCGAACTTAAAAAATATGTTTCCAATTTTAAAATCGTAATACTAAACATATCCCACAAAAACCCACCAACTTTTGTTGCAAACCAATTGAATCCAACCGAAGCATATAATAACGAAATTGATTACTTGATGAATAATCAGAGACGAAATCAAATTATATCAAAAGTATCATTTAGGTTAAAAAATAACACCATAATAATGGTTGATAGAATTGATCATGGGTTAAATTTAGAAACTGAATTAAAGGCAATATGTGGAGAAGAAAAAATAATTTACTTTATTAGAGGTTCTACTGATTTAGATGAGAGAGAAAAAATAAGAAAATTAATGGAAGAAAAAGATAATATTGTTGCTATCGCAGTTTCAAAAATATTTAGCACTGGTATTAACATTCCAAATTTACATAACATCATTTTCGCATCAGCTGGAAAGGCAAAAATTAAAATTATGCAGTCAATTGGACGCGCATTGAGATTACATCCAACAAAAACAATGGCAACAATTATTGATGTAGCTGATAATACAAAGTATGGTAAAATACATTTGAACGAAAGACTTCAATTATACACGAAAGAAAAATATAACTATGAGAAAAAAGAAATACAATAAAAATTCAGATGATGATTTCGATAACATCGAAGAATTAAATGAAGAACCGCTCGATTTAGAAATACTAGATGATTACGATGATGAAAAACAATATTTTCCACAAGAATCAAAAGATTTCGAAGTTGATCCAGACGATTCCTTAGATGAAGACGATGAACTTGAAGAGGAAATAGTAGATAAACCAATAGAAAAAATAAAAAAAACATCTCTTAAAGAAAAGTTTTACGTTGAACCCAAAAAATTTGATGAAGAGATCATGAGTTATTATGATACCGGAATAATGTCGAATGAATTAGCAGAAATGGTTAGTAAAATATCTCATAAATTAAGCTATGCAAGCAACTTCATAAACTACTCATATAGAGAAGAAATGGTGGGCGATGGTATTATCCGAATGATGAAAGCTTTAATATCTCAAAAGTATAATAGAGAAAAGGGAACTAATCCATTCTCGTACTTTACTAGGATTGCGTTCAATGCTTTTAGAAATAGAATCAAGAAAGAAAAACACATGCATGAAACACATGAAAAATATAAAGAAGAACTGCTATTCATGTCAGGCAACACATATAATGTAAACAAAAATCAAACAGGCAAAAAACAATCAAATTATTGATGAAGATAAGAAACAAAAAAATTGGATGCTTCTCCGATATACATCTTGGACTTGGACAAGACAGCGAAATGTGGCATAAAATATCTTTGGATTTTGCAGAATGGGCAGCATCAATATACAGAGAGAATGAAATTGATGAGATAATAATACCGGGAGATATATTTCACAATAGAAGTCAAATTTCAGTTGAAACGTTATCAGTTGCTAAAAAGTTTTTTGATTTTTTTAAAGAGTTTAAAATTATAATTTCAACAGGAAACCATGACAGTTATTTGAAAAATACTAGTGTTATAAATTCCATATCACTACTAGATGGTTGGAATAATATTACAGTTGTTGATAATAAACCATTGGTCATTGAAAGCAGTGTTGGGAAAACTATTTCATTAATTCCGTGGGGGGTTGAGATTGATGAAATGCCAAAATCTGATATAATGTTTGGCCATTTTGAAATAAATTCGTTCCATATGAATTCATATAAAGTCTGCGAACATGGTATGTCATATTCAAATCTACTTAAAAAATCAAAAACTGTTATATCTGGACATTTTCATAAACGAGACCAAAAAACATACGAAAAAGGACAAATTGTTTATCTTGGGAGTCCATTTCAACATAATTTTGGTGATATGTTGGATGATAGAGGAATTTATATTTTTGATATTGAAAACGAAACATTTAGTTTCATTGAAAACACTATATCGCCAAAACATTACAAAGTTTATACAAGTAAACTTTCTGATAAAGATAATGATTTAACAAAATTAGTACAAAATAATATAATAAGCATAGTGGTTGATACAAAAATAGAACAAGATGAATTTTTAAAAATATCATCGGGGTTGACAAAACTAAATCCGTTGAATATTAGATCTGAATATGAAGAATTTGAAGAAACTGATACTAATGAATTTGACAACGAATATGATTCATGTGATCTTATGAAATATATAACTGAGTATATTGAAAAATTAGATGTTACGCATAAAAAAGAAGTTGCGGATTACATTAAACAACTATATACTATATTAACATGAAAACAGAAGAAATAGGAATAGCTATATTAGACGTATATACAGAATCTGACTTACAAAACTGTTACAATTGCGTTTCAACGTTTGAAAATGTATTAGTTATATCTAACACTAAAAACAAAGTACCGAC